CGGTACTCGATAAAATAAAAAAAATTTTTGGACTTGTACCCCCTGCGAGTCCATAAAAAGGTATAAAAGTACCTAAAGGTGAAAAGAAAGCCTTGCAGAGGACTAGAGGACACTCTGAGAATATAGAAGTGAAAAGAAGTCCATAAGAAGTACCACTAAATAAAATTTTGTACTCTTAATAATTTATTTGTACTTTCTGTTGCTTTTGTTTACTAGTAGATGCTATAATAAAATTAAGTTTAGTAAATTCTAAAATTATGATTCTAGGAGCAGTAAAATTTTCTAGCTTAGAAAATAATTATTCCTATCTTTTTAATTTATAGATTGCTTAACTTAATACAAACAAAAATTATTCAATTTCATACCAGAAATGCAATCATTCAATTTATTTCCTACTAGCGATAGACAAACGCTAGACACTGAGCAACTCAAAGTAAATTTTGCTTTCGGTTCTTATAGTTCTTTTTTAGATATCTCTAACGAATCTAAGGAGCTGCACATTCGATTAGATAACAAACAGATTAAGAAAGATATTGTAAATAGCTTTCAAATGTTATCAGCTACTTATTCAGCAGATAAGGATTATTTAATAGAAGTATTCAAAATTATTGTTGACAAGATCGAACAATCAAAAGATGACAACTTAAAAGATGAGTTGGCCGCTTATTTAGTTAATAACTTAAATAGTGAGGTTAAGTAATGACTAACAAAATCAAACAAGAACAAATAAAAGTAACTTTGCCACCTGAACTACATGCAAAGTTAGTGAGCAAATGTATTGATGTACTAGGAGAGGTTAATCTCTCCCAGTATTTAAGAATACTAATTCGTAAGGATGTAAACAAATGAAGACTTTATTTTATTATTTACTCTTTATGTTGCTTGTATTTTCTGGAGTGAGTTTATCTCTCCAGAAATCTACTCAACTAGATTGCTCTGCTAAAGGTAGTGATTCTTTAGCTTGTAAGCAATTAGAAAAAGAAAACCTAATTAATCAATTACTAAATTAAAAATGAAATTTATTGAAGAAGAAAAAGACTTATTATTCTTAAGTCTTAACAACATAATCAAAGATTATGAACAATGGAACCGTTTAGAAACAAATGATAAATATCATTTATTAACTTCTTACAAAAAATTATCAAAAAATGATAATTCACAATTTAACATCAGGTTGAAATTGTTAGATATTTTGAAAGAATATGATGAAGAATTTTTATATGATGAAGTATTTTTGCTTCAATCACTAAATTAAAACAAAGAAATAAAAAGTGTATTATTAATTTATGATAATACACTTACATAAACCTACATTTCATGTATAATTAAAGAGCATTAACAAACTTTCCGAAATGCAAGAATTAAAACAAGATGTAAAAGATTACATCATACAACAACTTAATGACGATGTTGGCTTAGATCAACATATTTGTGATTTACATCACTATTTATTAAATGAAGATTATTTCATAATCGGATATTATCAGGCCGAACAGTGGTTAAAAAAAGATAGTATTTTTAATGCTATTGAGATAATTAAAAATTATGAAAATGATAATTTTGGTCAAGTATCAACTAATCTTTCTAGCTCTGAGAATGTTGCTAATATGTTAGCTTATATTCTTGGAGAAGAAATTCTCTTTAATAATGATACTTATCAATTATTTACTAGATTTAATAATGAGTATTTAAACGAAGATAAAAGGGATTTATTGGTAAGTAGTTTAAAAGAGTCTTAAAACAAGACTCTTTTTTTATTAATTTAACAATACTTGCATTATTTTATTCTTATACCTATACTAACCTACATAAACATACCAGTTTAATGACACTTTCCAAAAAGACTAAGCCCATGAATGGGTTGATATATCAATCAATAATGGGTGAATACCTTATTCATCCTAATGAATGTTTAGAAAATATCAACATTCAGAAAGCTATCAGCATGAATGATGAAGTAATGCTTAGAAAAATTCTTGAATGTGAGTATTAATTATGAATTGGACTTCAAAAGAAAAATCTAAGTACTGGAATAAAGCTTATCAAGAATATTGTTTTGAAAGTGGTTTATCTCTCAAAGACTTAAGTAATTGGATTAAGATTAATCCTTTTGTAGCTGTAGCTATAGAAGATAGAGCTATTGAATTTTTAAAGGAGAATCAATTATGAATAAATTAGAATCAACAATACCTTTTGATGGTTTTTATGAATCAGTTATAAGTGCTGATATAGATCATGCTATTGAATTAGACACTGAATATTATTCAGAATTATATGACTTGAATAAAAGTGAAGAAGAATTATTATCAAATAGTTTTTTAAGTGTTAATAGATCATATTTTTATAATCAAATAGCTAAAGATTATACAATTTTTTATATTGATGACTTAAATGCAAAATTAAATTATGCTTATCCCGATCATGGATTTACATTAAATGCTAAGTTTAGTCTTTTAACAAGTCCAAGAGAGCATAATTTTGAAACAGATAGGATTTTTATAGATATTGAAAGGGATCATGCTATTGATTTTATTAAATATATAATTAAAAATTATAAAAAAGAATTAGAAGAAAAAATAAAACAAAGATTTACAAGTAGATCAGGATTTAATTCTTTTTATAAAAACAGTTTAGATTTATGGCCTAAAAATTATTCAGAATGGGATCATAATCAAATTGGAACTTGTTTTGAATTATTTAATTTAGAAGAAGAAGATATATATTTTTCACTTAGAGAATATTTAACTGAAACAATAAGTGAAAATTTATATAACACTTTGGATAAAGAAGGTAAAGGTTTATTAGATAGAAAACAGAAAGAAAAAGATAAAAAAGAATTAATGAATAAACAACAACTAAAACTAAATTTTAATTAATTATGAAACACATTATTGCTATGAATTGCAGAATAGATCAGTTAATGGAAGAACATCAAGTAATTATTATTCGCTTGATTAATCATTTAGCTGCACATAGATATGAATATCAGATTCATGCTATGAATCGGATTGAAAAGATAAGTAATGAAAATCCATATTGTGATGATATAGATGGTTTTAAAAAATTAACAATGGATTTAGAGGAAATAGAAGAATGAAATATAAACAACAAATTAAAGATATGCCAGTAGATACTTCATGGAGTTATGAAGAAGATAGAGAATGGTTTATTAGAGAATGTAGTAATTTAGCTTTTGGTGAGAATACTATAGAGCGTGGTTATTCAATGGAAGAAGTAGTAGAGCAATTAAAAGAATTTTCTGATAATGCACTTAAATGGGAGACAGGAGAAGAATGAAAATAATTAAATTATCAAATAAAAACTTTGAATTATTCAAAGAATTTTGCGAAGAATGGATTGATAGAAGAAACGAATTAATTGATGATTGCATTGATTCTGACGAAATTAATGAATTATCTGAACATATAATGTTCGATATTTATGAATCCATATTAGAGGTAGATAATGGTAAATATAAATCCTAATAGAGAATCATGTATGGAATACATGAAAGAATTAATTAGAAAAGGATTAAATCAAACTGAAGTAATTAAAGAATGTAAAAAATCCTTTAGTGATGTACATGAAAGTACTTATTATGATTGGTATGACATAGTAATAGAACAACAAGATATTAAAGCGTGGGAAGAAGATAATCGTATAGAAATAATAGATAAAAGGGCTGATAAAATTAACTTAAAACATCAGATATATTTAGATCAAAAAAAGATATATAACGATATTGATTCTGGTATAGATGAAAAAGAAAAAGCAATGAATATATTATTATCTCACTTTCTAAAGAGGGTGGAATAATTTACTGGCAGATAAGCCGACACAGGTTCACATAGCTAATTCGCTTTAAACTTTACAGAAGTAAAGCTGTGAAATACATCAGGAAATCGTAAGTCCAGTACTTTCCAAAAACGAAAATTCGGTAACGAAAATGACCAAAGATCCAATAATTAATCAAGTTGATGAAGAATTTTCTTTACAACTTACAAAACTAATTAAGAATTATGTTCTTGATTT